GAGGTGAGCGCGCCGAGCAGCTCGATATTGTCGATGGCGAGACCTGTGGCGCTCTCCAATGTGCCGGGTTCGAAGCCCGCTTGCGGCTCGAAGGTGATGCCATCGAATGCGAGTGGGCGATCATGATCGGTAAAGCCGAGGGTGTGGCCATCCTTGCGGGTCAGTTTCCAGCAATGGCAAAGCGTTGTTGCCCCCTCATCGAGATGGGCTTGCAGGGCGGCGGGGATGAAACGCATGGCGGGTCAGACCCTCACTTCAACGAGCGGGATGGAAGGGATGGCTCCGGCCTCGAACCCGGCAAGGTCGATGTCGAGCCTGTCCGTATCGAAGCGCACTGGCGTGTCGAACTCAAAGCCTGCTGTGATTTCGGCTCCCTGCGCAGGGGGCGCGGCGAACTCAATGAGCCCTGTTGCCGAGTCCAGCGTTGCGGTGGTCTCTGTGCCATTGATCGCAACGCGTATCGTTCCCTCAACCGGCTTTGTGATTGGCCGAATGCGCTGATCGAGCGGGGTTGGCTCGGTGCTTGGTGGGCTTGAGCGATAATCCGTCCAATCCTTCCAGCGAAACCCGATCAGGCGGCCCATGCGGGCCTCAAAAAACGCAATGACTGCATGGATATCGTTGATCGAGCGCACGCCGTAGCCTGCATCATAGTGTCGGCGCGATTGCGCCCATGGCGTCGAGCGTTGCTCATGCCCGCTTGCGAGGGAGACAATGCGCGTCAGGCGCTCTGGCCCACCGCTGGACCTCAGCGAGATGTTCGTAGGGAAGCGCGTTTCGTGAAAACTGGTCATGATGCTCCATGCGGTCAGCGTCGTGGCGCGCGGGCGGCTCAGAGATTGCGTTGCCCGCGACCGACTGCGCGAGCGAGGCTGCCTGCGATTTGCGTTTGTGAGCGGCGGAAACTCTCAGGGTTTGGCGTCTGGATTGTAACCGAGACATTAGGGGCAGCGCCTTGACCAGCGGCCACGCCCAGCCGTCCATCGGCACCGCGTCGCAATGGCAGGATCGCTTCGGGACCAGCTTCACCGGCGAGGCCCGCCCCGCCCGACATTGGAAAGAGAGTTGGGCTTGATAGCACGCCGCCCTTAGCAAAGGCGCGGATTGGGACCGATGAAAAGAGACCGCCAAGCGCACCCGTGAGGCCGCTGGAGACTTGCGAGACGGCTCCGTCAATCGCGCGGTTTGCAACCGAACGTGAGACATCGAGCGCGAGGCCGCGCAACACATCCGACAGCCTGCGCCCGTCAATGAGGGCATCTCTTAAGGCGCGGCTCAGACCGCTGCGCAGGCTGGTGCCAAGCGTTTGGGTGATTGCGGCGGTTTCGCGCAAGCTGTTCCGGGCGCGGGTCGCGTCCTCGCGCAGGGCGGCGAGGCTGGCTCGGCCTTCGGCGCTGAGGCTGCGCAGTTCTGCCGAGAGGGTCTCTGCGTCGAGGCGGGCGTCAGTGATGTCGTTACGGGTCATGGTGATCTGAATCCGGGAAACGGGCTGTGAGGGCGGTGAAGTCGGAACGAGTCATGGGTTGAGGTTGGGTCTGGCTGAGCCCCGCTCCGTTCAGCGCGGCGGTCAACTCGCGCGGCGTCATCGACCAGAAAGCAGCCGGTGACAGGCGCAACCGACCGAGACCAAGCTCCATCAAAGCGGGCCAGTTCATGCGGTTGGCGGCGCAAAGGCGGCGCGCAAGAGATCGGCGACGATGCGGATGGCTCCGCTGGTTCCGCCCTGAATGCGCATGGCGGCAACATCCGTGTCGGTGTCTTCACCGCCCGCACCGCGCAGCCCTGCACCGAGGATGGCGATTGTCTCCTTGGCCGTGATCTGGCCGCTCTCAAAGCGTTCGGACAGGGCGATGATGTCCGGCACGTCCAGAGCGCTTTCGAGTTCGGCAAGCGCGCCCAGCGTGAGACAGAGCGTGCGGGGCCGACCATCCAGGATGGCTTCGATTTCGCCGCGTTGGGCGTTGGGCATGGGATGGCTCCGGATGAGGGCGGCGGCGGCACCTGCTGATGAGAAGGCTGTCCTGCTCATGGCGTGGCCGCGAAGCTGAGCGCGCCTGCGGATGCGAGCGAGATATCGTAGAGCACCGCGCCATCATGCTCGCCCGCGAATTCAAGCGCCGCGATCTGGAACGGGCCTTCGATCGTTCCGAAATCCGGGACCACGACCTGCCATGGCACTGCCGCGCCATCAAAGAACAAGCTGCGGATTGTCTCATCAGCCGCCTGATCTCGAAAAAGGCCCGCGCCAGAAAGGCTGGCCGAGCGCACGCCTGCGCCT